CTCATCAAGCGCATCGACTGGCGCGAAGGCAAGCCGCTTGCCGCAGATCCCCGCACTGAGCGCCGCCGCGATGGTGAATCCTGACGACGGGCCGTCCGCGACCCTCGCGTACAGGTCCAGCACGTCCTCGCCGGTTATTACCCAGCCGGCCAGCCGCGTCGCTTCCGCAACCGCCTCGGCCGGGCAGCAGTCGACCGCGCCAAGGCTGAGCCGGCGCGGTTTCGCGACCGTCTTCGGCAGCGGGTTCATCCCGGCGGCCGGGGCTGCCTGGTGGCCCTGGTGCTTCTTCGGCGCATGCTTCGAGGAGTGGTGCTTGGCGTGGTGATGGGAGGCGTGCTTGGACGACGAGTGCTTGGCTGTCGTGCCGTGGTGCGCTGGCTTCTTCACGCTCGTCTCACCTCCCCTGCAAGCGGTCACGTGTGGGTGTCGAGCACGACGACCGGGCTCACGGTCTGGCCGGCCTCGGTGGTCGTGCTGCTCTGGATCCAGTACCGGCCGTCGGTCCTGGCGCGGACGCGGAAGTTCGTGGCGGCGTCCGCGAACCCGTCGCCGTCGCGGCTCAGCTCGACCGTCATCTCCATCCGGTCGCCGATCAGGTAATTGCCGAGGTCGGCCAGGATCACGTCGCCCGTGGTCCCGAGGGCGGGCTGGTGGTCAGTGACCCGCAGCGGCAGGCCGAGCAGCGACGGGCCGACCTGGTAGCCGTCGCCGAGGCTGAGCCAGCCGGACGGCGGCACGACCTCGGAGCCGCTCGGGTTGTAGTAGAGCTCCAGTACCTGGTCGAACGCGGCGGCGGACAGCAGCCATGACGTGGACTCGACGCCGGGGGTCAGCCCGGCCTGCTTGGCGGCCGGGTGCAGCGCCTTCAGCATCGCGACGACATCGAGGAAGGTCACCGCGTTAGCCGTGGTCCGGTCGATGCCGACCGCGCACGGGGCGCTGATCAGGCCCTGCGGCTCGCCGACCCCGCTACCCTGGATGAAGAAGTCGTCCTCGAACCAGGCGTAGCCCATCGCGATCACGCGAACGAGGTAGTCACCGATCGCCCCGGCGGCGTCGTCGATCAGCTCGTCGGGCACGTGCTGGAGGTATGCGGCGGCCTTGCGCGCCTCCAGGACGGCCTTGCCGAACTCCGGGGCGGTCGGCGTGATGGCCGCGCCTTCGGCTGCCCACGCGAACGTCATCCCGCCGAGCGCCTGCGCGCCCGACGCCTGCGACGGGTTGTCCAGGTAGGGCATCCCGAGCCGCAGTGAACCCATCGGCAGGACCATCGCGTGCGGCCGGACAACCGGGGCGGTCATGTAGGCCAGTACCTGCGCGCGCAGGCTTTCCGGGACCAGGAAGCCGCCCTGCGAGGGGCTGCGCCCGGCCATTCCGGCGTTCTGCGGGCGCGCCGCCCTGGCATTCCCGTCCATCACGCCGGCGATGAACTTGCGGGCAGACAGGTCGTCTTCGTCGAGCAGCGCCCGGATGAAATGACCCCAGGACTTCGCCCATGGCTGGCCGTCGAGAGCCGCCCCGGGCGCGTCGGGCCGGTAAAGCGCGGCCTTCCAGCTTCCCGGCGCGGGAGGATCCCCGGCGGCCAGCAGTTCCCCGGCCGGCATCTCGAGTCCGGCGACGCTCATCCGTACCTGCCCATCCGGGCACCATGGCGGGGCGCGACCACGTCACGGGGAACCTGATACTGGTGGTCGCCCGCGTACCGGCAGAACTTCGTGACCGTTCCGGCGGCTGACGGAGGCCCGCTGGACAGGGGCTCGCCGCAGACCGGGCACGCGATGCCGCCCTCCGCGACGACGTTCTGCTCCCAGTTCTCGAACTCGCGCCGCTGGTCGGCGAAGATGGCCGCGAGCCCGTACCAGGCACCGGTAGCCGAGACGGGCGGGCTACCCACCGGCCGCCTTCTTCGGTGCCGGCGGAGGCGCCTTGGCCTTCGCCGGGGTCGGCTTCGGCTCGCTCGCGGCCGGGGCCTTCTCTGCGGCATCGTCCGGGCCGGCCGCGCCGTCAGCTTCAGGCGCGATGGCCTCGGCGCTGCCGCTAGCCGGGGTACCGTCCCCGGTCTCGCCGGCGCCTGCCTCGCGCGTCTCGTCCGCATTGGCATCGCCGGCACCGGCTGCGGTCGGCTGAACGCCGCCTGTTGCCAGTCCCGCGCTGTCGATCTTCGGCATCCCGTCCTCCGTCCAGTCCGTGCTCCCGCACTGCGGGCAGCAGGGCGCGCCCACCGAGTAGGCCGCCCCGCATCCCGTGCAGTGCCATAGCGCCACGTCAGCAGCCGACCGCTACCTGGTTGCCGATCGCGGTGGTCGTGCCGGACCACTTGAACCACCAGCCGGCGGGCAGCCTGAAGCTGATGACCTGGCCGGCGGTCGCTGCCTGGCTCGTCATGAGCGACACGTCGTTCGCCGACGAGGTGTGCCCGATGGTGAGGCTGGTCGCGGTGCCGGCCGTGGTCACCTCGAGGTAGACCATGTAGTCACGTGTCAGGTCGGCCAGCTGCGTCGCCACCGTCGAGGCCGCGCCCAGGGCGGTCAGGACCGGCGCCGACCCGGCGGAACTCGTCCCCGCATTGAAGGCGTAGGTGCCGTCCGCCCGGGCCGGCTGGGCGTAGATGCCGTCCTTCCGCTGGAACTGGCTCGTCTGGTCGGTGGTCAGCGCGACGCCGCCGGTCTGGCCGGCTTCCCTGCTGATCTTCAGGTCCGTTCCCATGCCGTCGCCTCAGCTGCTCGCGCCGGACAGGACGCGGAGGTTCTCGGGCGCGCGCTGGACCAGCAGCCCGCACGGGATGGCGGTCACCAGGCCGCCCGAGGCCGCCGACACCTCGACGTAGCTGGCATTCGACGGCATGTCCTCTCCGTCGACGTAGATCTTGGCCGCGCCCGACGCGATAGTGACCGTGGAAGCCGCGGCCTGGGTCACGTCAACCCACGCGGCAGCCCCGGACGTCGACGTGCACGTCTTGTAGTCGCTGATCACCGCGAGCGGCGTCGTGCTGCCGTTCTGCGTGGCCGCGGTCTTGAGGGTGAAAGTATCGTTGCCGGTCATCACGAAAACATAACCAGCGCAATCCTTCATGCTTAGCAGTGTTCCTGCCGCAATCGGCACTACGTTGAAGTCCTTGCCAAACGGGTCCAGTGCCATTGGACTAACTCGCTTCCCGGCGGCGTGCCGCCCTGTTGATATCAGCCGGTGCGTTAATCAAGGTCGCTACCCTGGCATTAGCCGCCGCCAAATTTGCCGCTACGTGCATCAGTCGCTCCGGACTCTCCCCGAACATTCCGATTCCCTTGTTGCACGGATCGCACGCCAAACCGCGAATGCAGTTACCGCAGGTCTTGTCGCCCCGGCAGCACGAGTGATCGTGATCGACGTGAATCCTTCGCCGGTTCTCCGTATCGAGCGGCTCCGAGCACAGGTAACAGCAACCGTCCTGCTCGGCGAGCATCTGATCCCACTGCTCAGGCGTCAGGCCGAACCTGTGCTTCAGGTGATGCGCTCTCCTCTGTTCCGGGCTAACCGGGTGCTGCCGGGACCACTGCTGCTGGGATTCGCGGCGCGTGGTCCATGCGGCGGAGTCATGCCTATTGCAGGTGCAGTCGGGCGCGCAGGGATTCCCCTGGCGCTTCGACTCCTTTTCGCTGCGGATGCGTGCCTGATAGCGCCTAGATCGTGCTGCCGCCTTTGCTCGTCGGCGTTCTGCCAGTTCCTCGGGCGTAAGGCCTAGTCGGTTATGCAGACCGCAAGTACATCCTGGCGGGCAAGGCGCAACGCACACGGAAACTCCCTCTGACTGCTTATCGAGACGATCCCCCGATTCATATTCGAGAATATCGGCCGCTACCGACAGACTGGTCTTATGAAAAGCCATTGACCTTACCTCCCCTCGGGATGTGGGCGCCTATTTTCCGTTCCCGGTCAGCTGGTGGCCGTGGTGTCGATCTTGACGACGGGCGACAGCGTGTTCGAGCTGCCGTTCTGGGGGGTGATGGCGCTCTGCTGCCAGATCCGGCCGTCCAGCCGCTCGATCACGCGGTACGCCACGAGGTCGTTCGCGAACAGGTACTCGTCGCTGGTGGCGATCTGCATGGACTGACGGTCGCCGAGCAGGTAGTAGTCGAGGTCGACGAAGGACAGGCCGCCCGGGGTGGTCGTGTTCCCGCTGGCAGACGACGGCATCTTCTCCGTCACGATCAGCGGCCGGCCCATCAGCCGGTAGGTGACCCCGTCGCCGTTCCCGCCGCCGGGGTAGTCGATGGCCTGGCTCATGGTCAGCCATCCGGGCGGGGCGATCGCCTGGGTGGTCCCGGCCGAGACGGGGGTGACGGCCATCTGGATCAGCTCCAGGAGGGCGTCGGGAGAGCACAGCCAGACCGCGCTGTTCAGGCTCGCGGGCCACATCCGCGTGTAGGCGGACGCGATGTCGGCGAACGCGATCTGGTGCAGGGTGCCCACCGGGACGCGCACCGCGGCCGGGGAATTGAGGAAGCCCTGCGGCTCGCCCACTCCGTTGCCCGAGATGAAGGCGACGTCCTCGAACCAGGCCATGGCCCTGGGGAAGAACATGTTGAACCAGGTGTCCAGCGGCGTGATGCTGTCGCTGAGCAGCTCATTGGGGATGGTGGTGAACGCGGTCAGCTTGCGGGCTTCCAGGTCGAGCCGGCCCCACTTCGGCGCGGTCGCCGCGAGGGTCGCGCCCTCGGCGGTCCAGAACGCCGCGACGCCGCCGTACACGTTGGCGGTGTGGTCCTTGTCGTCGATCAGCGGCAGCGGGACCCGCAGGGAGTCCATCGGGATGACCCTGGCCCGCGGCCTGATCACGGACTGCTCCAGCGCGATCATCAGGATCTCGGAGCGCAGCACCTCGGGAACGAGGAAGCCGCCCTGGGACGGGATGCGCTCGGCCATGCCGGAGTTCGACGGGCGCCCGTGGCTCAGCATCTCGTACAGCGCCTGCTTGTAGCCGGCGATCTTCTCGGCAGTCTCGGTGTCGCCCCGCTCCTTGGCGAGGACGGGGGCCTTCCACATCGTGTTCATGAAGGCGCGCATCGACTCGGCGTACGGCTGGTCGTCAGCCGGGGCGCCCATCGCGTTCTCGCTGAACAGGCCCTGCTTCTCGATCTGGTCGAGAGGGTCGCGCATCTTCCGGGCGGCCCTGGTCACGGCGGCCTGCATGCGGCGCTCGCGGCGGTTAGCCGGAGCCGTGCTCCCGGGCCGGAACTGCGAGGGGAAGTACCCGCCGTTGGCCTGGTCCTGGAGGAACTGCTGCATGCCCAGCTGGGTCTGCTCGCCCCACTGGGCGGCCAGCTCCATGCGCTTGTTCTCCAGCGCCTTCTTCATGTAGGCGGCGTTGAACTCGGCGAGCTTGCCCTCCTTGAAGATGGCGGAGATGCGCTCCTTGTCGTGGAGGCACTCCTCCATTTCCTCTGAGGTCTCCGGGATGGTCACACCGGCCACCGTGGTCATATTCCAGCTCCTTCCAGGGCCGTGAGGACCTGCTGATATCCCTCGTCGGTGAGTTCCGCGCTCGCGTGGTCTTCCGGCTCGTAGTCCGGGTTGACCTTCTTCATGGCGGCCCGCAGGGTCGCCTTTGCCTCGGCCTCGTTGGTGAGGCCTTCGGTCTGCGGCAGCCTCGCGAGCGCGTTCTTCACCCCGGCCGCGTTCGGCGGCTTCGACGGGGCGTACTTGTAGGGCAGCGCCCACGCGTCCTGGGTGGACTTGTCGCCGGCCTTCTTGCCGGCGCAGATCCCGGCGTAGAACGCGGCCGGGTCGTCGGATTCGGCGCCGTTGTGCCATGCCTTGCTGGCATCCCAGTCCGAGTTGTCCACGTCATCGCCGGCGTTGCGGAACGCGGCCAGTTCCTCGCGGACCAGCGCCCGGATGTCATCAGCGGTCAGCGCCCGGTCCTCTGCGGGCTTCGGCTTGCCGGGCAGGTCCTTCTTTTGCTCGCCGTCCGGGGACCAGTAGTCGTGGTCGGTGTCCCCTTCGGGACAGGCGTCGCAGTCCCCGTCGCCGTCCGGGTCGACCCGCTCATGGTCGCCGTGCATGTCCTTGCCCTGCGCCGCTCGCAGGCCGGCCGCCTTCAGCGCTTCGGCGGGGTCCTCGCCAGCGGCCACCAGGGCTGCGGCAGCGTCGCCCTTTGCTGAGATCTCGTCGCGGATCAGGCCGCGCAGCATGTCCTTCGCCGATGCAGCGTCCTTGCAGCACTGGTGGCCGAGGGCCTCGCAGCTCTGCTCGGCCGCCGCCGGGCGGTCGCCGGCCTTCGGCTCGCCGGCGTGCGGGATCTTCGCCACCGGCATCGACCGCAGGCGAGCGGCAATCCGGCCCGGGACGGCGGTGAACGCGGCCACGTCGAGACCTGGCGGAAGCTCGGCGGTCCCGGAGCCCACCTCGTCGGCCAGCCCGGCCTCTACCGCTTCCTCGGCGGTGTACCACTTCTCGGTCAGCATCTCGGCCCGCCACGACTCCGGGGACCCTCCGGCCCGGCTGGCGTAGATGGAGGCGATGTTGTCGGAGACCTTGTTGAGGATCTCTGCGGTCTTCGTCATCTCGGCGGCGTCGCCCATGCAGCCGCCGAACGCGTCGTGGATCATCACCATCGACCCGGCCTGCGCGATCCGCTTCTTCCCGGCCTGGAAGATCACCGAGGCGATGGAGGCGGCGATGCCGTCGTTGACCGTGGTCACGTCGCCCTGGTGGGCGCGGATGGCATTGCCGATGGCGATGCCGTCGAACACGTCCCCGCCGCCGGAGTTGATGTGGACCTCGATGGCGCCCTTGATCCCGGCGACCTGAGCGGCGAACTCCTGCGCGGTGATCCCGCCGAACCACCCGTAGTCCCCGATGTCGTCGTAGACGTCGACGCGGGTTGCTTCCGCCTGCGCCCTGATCAGGCACTTCAGCGGGTAGACGCTGGTCATCGGCTCACGCCCTGGCTCAGGGCGGCCCACCCGGCAGCAGCCGCCTGCGGTTCGCTGAACGGGTAGGTCGTCTTCCGGTCGGCATGGGTCGCGGTGACTCCCGCGAAAGTGACCGGGAACGCCGGGATGCGACCGACCGGATCAGGGTCGCCCTCGTCCTGGTAGCAGATCGTCACGTGCGGCGTGAACCCGTGCTCCGACGGCAGGACGATGCCCTGAGCGGCCAGCAGTGCCTCGGCGTCGCGCCGCAGCTGGTCCACGGCCGGGGAATCGATCAGGGCCACGATCACGTCGCCGTCGTCGCCCCCGGTGAATCTCGCGTGACCGGAGATCGTCGCGTCAACGGCCGGGCGGCCCGCGAGAGCCTGCGCGACCGACGAGAGCGCGCCGGAGTCGACATCGGCCGCGTCCCCCGCGTAGGCAACGGTCAGGTGCATGTCACCCGGAGACAGCCCGCCGTCTACCGCAAGCTGACTAGCGGCGTCGGCCGGAGGATAGAGCGCGATCATGCACGAATCCGAGTAGTCGGGCTGCGCGGCCGCGTCATCTCCGGCCGCCAGCACCGCGAGGTCATCCCAGGCGGTCATCGCGCACCCGCCAGGGCATTCCATGCGGCCATCTGCCGCTGCAGCACGTCCATCGTGTCGAGAGGGCCGAACCGGTACCGGTTCTCCGCGTCGCCGCCCTGCCCCTGCTCGCCCGGGATCGCGGCGGGCTGGGCCAGCCCGCTCGTGCCGACCGGCAGGCCGCCCGGGGGCGGCGCGGTGATGGTCCGCATCGGCGGCAATCCGACGACCTTCAGCACGTCATCAGGGTGGTAGCCGGCGCTTACCAGGGCCATGACCGCGTTGGCCTTGGTGGTCAGCTCGAAGTTGTCCTGCTCCCGGTTGACCGGCATGGGATAAATGAAGTCAAATTCGACGTTTTCGCCTGTCTTGCCGAACTTGGGCAGGTACTGGAAGTTGATGACGTCCTTCCACCGCCGGAGGCGGGGCGCGACCTTCCAGGCGGCGAAGATCTCCTCGCCGGTCTGGGCGTTGGCCCTGTTCACGTCGTCGACGAGCCCGGTCATGATCTTGTGCATGCCGAAGGCCTCGCGGATCCGGTCCCCGCCCGTGGACATGAGGTTGGCGAAGTCCATGTCCTTCGGGGTGGTCGCCGTCGGAACCCAGGTGACGCCTTCGAGGACCGCGACCCGGTGCGCTCTCGACACTCCCCGGTGCGCTTCCCGCCACCGGTCGGTCAGGTCGTCCCACTCCTCGTCCGAGACGCGGTGGTCGACGCTGAGCACGCCGTCCGGCCTGGCGCTGTTGCCGAAGAAGTTCTTGTTGTACTGGCTCGCGTAACCCACCGCGTCTATCTCGGTCAGCACCGACTGCACGGGCCCGGTGCCGCCGTAGGAGTCCACCGGGTCCGGCAGCGGGTTGTAGATCACCTCGTCGACGTCGAGTGCGACTACCTCTGATCCCCCCGGAGACGTGTAAAGCCAGCCCAAAAGGTACTTATCCGGGTCCGGGACCGGCTGCATCCGGTCAGGGCGCACCGGCCAGATGCCGGTGGGGATCCCGGCGGTGCTGGTGAGCACCCAGTGGCACTTGCCGGTCAGGTCCTGGTAGAGCTGCGAGATCTCGAACAGCCTGAACCTGCTCCAGAACGGGTTGGGCCGGTTCATCAGCGCGAGCGCCGCGTGCTTGATCACTTCCGTGCGCTGGTCGCTGCCCTGGTCGGCGGTGGAGTACCGCTGCCGGCCGTCCTGCTGGTCCTTGCGGAACAGCTTCCACTCAGGGCCGGCCGTGGCCGAGGCGAGCAGGGCGCCGTTGCTGAAC